CCACGACTGACGAACACTTTTCCTTTATTGATTTGTAAGTTGTTAAACCTTAATTAACAAAGTAGTGATTTGTGGATAATAGATGTAGCGGTCCGTCAGACCAGCCATCCCATCTTTTGAACGAGATGATACTGAACTACACCTTGAAGTCTCCCGACCTCCATACTTTGAGTCTACTTCATAACTCCTACCTTGGTAGGTGAAGAGTAAGGAGAACAACAGCACCACCTGTACGAACTCTTACCTTTCGGTTTTAAGTCTACTCTAATATTGAACTCCGCAATTGTATAGTCGGATAACCATACTTCTTACATCAGCTCTACGAGTTATTCTTATTGGTGTTCCCACCTCAACCAAACGACCCACATCGCTTGGTCACCCAACCACTTTCTCTAAAGTGTCACCCTCAATACTCAAGGTCAGATGATATCCCGCTTGTCTACTCGAGCTCCGTTTCCGAAGCCGCAACCGTTCCAATCAAGAACGAATCACTTTATACTACTTTCATAGTTTATTTATGGACTATAGACCGCCCAATATCTTTATCAGTTATTTCAGAATCAACCCTAAGGTCTCATCATCAACTTCTGAAAGGATAATATTTTTAGTCAAAGAACTTTAAAATTAATGAAGAAAAGAGGAAACTTTACGACCCACCGAAGTAGGAACCTTTACAACCCCTTTTCTCCATTTGTCTTACAAAATTAAGAATGTTTTGGGAAACAATCAAATTTTTGAAAAACTTTTTTTGAAGAATAATACAACAAATAATTCTTATTACCCCCTACTCTTAATAGGACAGGTTTATTTGGTTATTCAATCAAAGAACTGAACGACTCTCGTCGTTTGGTTTTCAAAGATAGGATGAACTTTTCAATTCGTCAAATCTTTTTTAAAAAAAATAGGGAACCTCGATTTTACGACTAACGTAGTCAACCTATTCTTAGTTGCGAGAGAAGGAATCGAACCTCCGACCTCAAGGTTATGAGCCTTGCGAGCTACCGCTGCTACTATCTCGCGATATATCTTAATGATTACAAACCCACTTCCCCACGGTCACCTATCCACGTCATGCGCTGGTTGTACCAGCGGGTGTAATCAATATTTTTAAGAACTTATTTAGAAAATAAGTCCCACAAGCTTATAAATCTCTCGATAAAACACTTGTGGGACATTTGTTTCACAAAGATAAGTAGAATTTTTGATTCAGTCAAATCTTTTATGAAACTTTTGGGTTTTGGGGATATTCTGTCTTCTCAGACAGAGACATATAAATATCTACATATTTACCAAAAGTCATTCATCATCCAAATTATTTATTTGTCTGTTCATATCAAGAACTGCCAAAACAACAAAGACGAATAATACTATTACTGCGAGACCTAAAATCATTTTAATAAAATTTCTGCAAGTTTACAAAGATATTCACCAGAAGTTTCTTCTCTAATCTCTTCGATTGGGAAGTATTGTGCGTCGGTGTGTTCTTCACCATCAATAGCATTCACTAAGTCAGGCATAATCTCGTCATCAACATTGAGAAGATAGACATACATCAAACCTTTAACTTTTTTACCATCTCGGGTATGACGTGGAATTAACCCAACGAATTGAAGTTCTTTATCATCAATGTTGATTGCGGTTTCTTCGAAGAACTCTCTTTTAGCCCCTTCCTGTGTAGTTTCACCATCTTCAAGTTTACCTCCAGGTATTGACCACATACCAGGGAAAGAACCCAAGTTGTTTCTCTTACAAAGAAGAAGTTTGTTTTTGCATTTAACGGCTACGCCGACGTATCTTTTTTTATCCATGGTATTTATATGTATATGAAGGTCAAAATTAATCAAAATATTTTTAATGTCAAAACTTTAATCGATAAAAAATCTCAATCCATTGGTATGATGGGTAAAACTTTCGATTCTACATTTGAGGGTCTTGTCTTTCTGATGGGTGGGAAAAAACAATGTTTTTGGATGAAGAATTGTATCATCCCTTTGGATATTATTATAATAAAGAACAATGTGATTGTTAATATTCATCACGACTGTCCTCCTTGTAATGAGGAGCCTTGTCCTTCTTATTGTGGTAGAGGAAATATTGTATTGGAATTAGCTGGTGGAACCTGTGATGACTTAAATATTCAAGCTGGTGACTCAGTTGAATACATCTTATAAAGACTTAATATATTCCACTAATTTGTCAGTGGGTTTCCAACCTAATCTTTCAATCGCATCGTTATTGATTCTAATGGTTTCTCTATAATTTCCTTTTTGGTTGGACATATATACCTTAACACATTTGAATTTTTCCTTAAACAAATTAGCAACTTCGTTGATAGAATAGTTTTTACCAGTCCCCAATTCCCATGCGTCTTCATGCTTTTCTTCACTTTCGGCAATTCTGATTAGACCGTCAACTATATCATCTATGTGTGTAAAATCTCTTCTTTGTTCACCATCACCGACAATTGTAATAGGGTGGTTTTTTTCTACTTGACTCCTCCACAATCCAATGACCGCCGCCATGTGTGAATCAACCAATTCACCTGGTCCATACACATTATAGAAACGAACTATTTCAGAATTCAGACCAAACACTCGTTTTTCCATTTTGACCCATACTTCTCCCATATATTTACTCATAGCATAAGGTGAAAGTTCTGGATTGTGGTGTTTAGATGAAGAACCGGCATAAATTAATTTACAACCATTTTTCACCGCATATCTAACTACTTGTTTTGTTCCATCAACATTAACTGAGAATGTTGTGTATGGGTTTTCAAATGATGGTTGAATCCTACTAAGTGCAGCTAAATGAAAGATGTATTGATAAGGTTTATCTTCCATATTGTCCATCGCTCTAATATCCCCACCCAAAAAATTACACCCTTCAGGTATCTTGGCTTCTTTACCAATCGAAAGGTTGTCAATTACATCTACATCATAACCCTTTTTTATCAACTCCAAGGTGAGTGCGTGTCCAATAAATCCACACCCGCCAGTAACCAATACCTTTTTCATCAGTTTTTCCAAATTGTTTCGTTTATGTTTTCTTTGTGTCCAATGAATCTCGCCAAGACAAAAAAGTAATCACTCAATCTATTAAGATACATCGAAATTGGATGGAGTTTGATAAAGTTATCCAGTACTTTACAATCCAAAACTTCAATCTCTACCCTTCTCGCAATTGTTCTACAAATATGTGCGGTTGAAACAGCTCTACTGCCTTTGGGTAATATGAAATTTTTCAAATCAGGTAATTCTTTATTCATACCATCCATGGCGTCCTCAAGAAACTTAATATCATCTTGTGTGACCTCAGTCAAAGGGGTATCATTATCATTGATAATCATTGAACCCGCGTTGAAAAGATTCCATTGGATTATTTCGAAAATACCATTAACGTCAAATATCTCACTTCTGAGTAATCCCACGAATGAGTTGAGTTCATCTAACGAACCCACAGCCTTGATTTCTTGAATTGTTTTAGGAACTCTTCTTCCTGACAACAGACTTGTTGTCCCGTCATCACCTTTTTTTGTGTATACTTTGTTTGCCATACACAAATAATATAAAATTATTTTGGAGTTTCAACTGATTGCTTAGATTGTGCAATCTTTTCTAACAATTTCTTTCTGAATTCCTCAGACAACATCTTTAGAAACTTGATGTAAGGCGCATCTTCTCTTTCAGGGTCGTATTTGTAAGAACCTGAAGGAGGTCTTTTACTCCTTCCGAGATAATTGAGACCTGAGATGTTTGTAATACACTTATGTCCTCCTGATTGAGATTGAATTAAATCCCATGCGTTAATTCCAATCTTGTCCAACATTTGTCTATGTTCTTCAGATAGTTCTGTAAATGGAACATCCATCATATCTTTGATGTGTTCGAGAGCTTTCTCACCTCCGTCCATCATCATAAACTTCCCACCATAAAGAGCATCAAAATCTTTAAACGTGAACCCCACACTTTCGGGACCGACTGAAGTTTCGCTAATCCATTTAATAGTCGATAACGGTATTTTCTTTTCTTTTAGTTGAGATTCCCATTTCCCGAGAACTTCTTGGGCGATTTCCCCAAGGTTAACACCTTTAAGCTCCCTCTCCTTTTTGAACGGATTACAAGAAACTTGTAATAGTCCAAGCGGCCATGCCATGATAAGAAAGTCTGCCTCAGGATTATTTCTAAATGGGGTATACCTATCATATGACCCAGGTTTAAACATACTACCTCCACCGTATTGGAAAATAATATTGTCGCTGACTTTCGGAAAGTCCTTCATTGCTTGCGCGTATTCTTCTGCATTTTTTTGTAATTCTTGTGGTTTAGGTGAATTTGCGGCTTTCATCCAAGATTTTATATTTGTTAATATTGAAAGTAATGATGGCTCTGAGTCCATAACTAAACCTTCCAAAAAACCTGGTTTGTTTTTGAACGCTAATAGTAATTTGTTAATTACGAAACCCAATAGAAGTTTGTTCCTTTGTAATGAAGTTTCTTTGTCGAATCTGTAAAGATAGTTTACAACCTCCTCAGGTGTTATACCATGTTTTGCGAAGTCCGCTGAGTCTACAGTATTGATTAACAAGATATCTGAGCTAGGAAATAAATCTTTTGGTGAAACAACTTGTGATATTGTTTCAACATTTGAACGGGCTTGTCTGAATGATTTCGATGTTTCTTTCTCAGCACCAACTTGTTTGTCGTGGTGGTCTGTATGAATCTTGAACATCGGTTTTCCGTGCGCAAAATCAACAAGAACAGGCATCACATCACCTTCAGCATCATTCTTTTTAACAGCAAATTCTTTATCACCATATTGTATGATGTGAGCGCCTATAACATCAATACCATTGCTTTCGAGGTATTTCTTCATAGCAATGGCTGTGGTAACACCATCCAAGTCTTGGTGAAAATAGATTTCGGCCTTGGGATATCTCTTCCTCAAAGCCGAAATGTCTCTTATACCCGTCTCTGTTATTAATTTTTTACGCACGATGCACAAACATTTCTATTCTTCCTTTGTCGTTCACAAACATTTCTAGACCTTGGAAATACTTTCCTTTGTCTAAAGGTGAAACACTACCCATTGTTATTTTGTCCCCTTTTTTCATTTCAATAATTGTTGAAGGGGAAAGTTTTGTTCCTTTTGAAATGATTTTTCCACCAGTTTTAGGTGTGCCTTCTACGAAGAATACTTTGTAGTCTCTTTTTTTTGCTTCAGGAAAATCGCATACTGCTTTTCCTATAGAACCTTTAACACCCATCGATGTTTGTTCTAGAATGACTCTTTTAACAATCTTTGTTAAGTCCGCCTCTGTGAGTCTAATTACTTTTCCCATATTAATATTTTAAAGTTAGTAAGTATTTTGATTTATTTATCAGACCCAACATTTCGTCTCTTAAATTAAGTAGGTCTGTGTCATATCTACCATCTAATTGGTCACTCATACCAACTAAGAATTCTGTAATTCCATCCATAAAATTTTGAATACTCATTGATGAAATATCTTGAAACATTAAACCGAATTCAGGTTCAAATTCAGGTCTACCATATTTACCCATCATAGTTTCTGTAAACTCATCGATAAGGGCACCTAAACCATCATATATCTCACCGTAAAGTCTATGTTTAGCATCTCCAAAAGTTTGCCAATGTAAAAATTTCCATTGTAATTGGATTTGCACTAATTTTTTTATTAATTCTTCTTTCATTAGATTGTTTCTATATAAATATGTTGACAATAAAAAAAGGGGTTAATTAACCCCTTCCCCAAAATTTAATTTAGATTGTTTCTTTTTATCAACAAAATGTTGAACTCTATCTTTTGCAACTTTGGAATAGTTTTCGCTCAATTCAATCCCTATCCATCTTCTACCACTTATCTCCGCAGCACATAAACTAGTTCCACTACCCGTGAATGGGTCAAGAACAACATCATTCCTGTAAGTAAGGATTTTAATAGCTTTCATTGGTATGTCCATTGAGAAGGTTGCCTTTGTCATCTGTTTAGTATCAGCAAAATAATCCCACTGACCATAAACTAAATCCATAAACTCTTTCTTGTGCTCTTCTTGATAAACTGTTTTCTTTTTTATTGTTCCATCCTCTTGTTCAATATCTACAATTTCACCAACCCATTCAGGTTCTCCTTTTATTTTTTTAATGTGAGTCTTCTTGTATGCCAACAATACACATTCTTTTGGATTATAAATGTAAGGCGCTGATGGAGACATCCATGAACCCCAAGCGGTTGTCTTACTCCTATGTGGCGAATCTTCTTCTAAGTCTACAATACCATAAAACTTGTAACCAATGTTCTTCATTATTTGCCATAATTCAGAAACCATTAATATTCTCCCGCCCTTGTCTTGTCTATTAATTTCATATGGAATGTTCAGGGCAATTCTTCCATCGTCTTTCAAAACTCTGTAAGCCTCTCTCAACCAAGTTGCACTGAACACCTTATATTGTTCGAACTCCAAATCATCATTGAACGTATCATAAGCAATACCAACACCGTAAGGTGGTGATGTCACTATCAAATCCACGGAAGCTTCTGGCATGTCAGCCATGACTTTAATACAATCCCCATTAATAACCTTTCCGATGTAATTTTCCATTATAATTTTCCCTCTTGTTTTAATTGTTCTCTAATTTTAGTCGCAGATATTTCACTGACTTCTTGTGGTGGTATGTGTTCAATAATATCGTATCCAACACCTCTTCCGAAGTTTACTGACTCGATATCAGGTATCACCATTATCTTCACTCTTTCTTTACCAACCAATTGCCAAAGTTCTTTTTTTATATTTGATTCTACTTCAGCAGCACTATATGGATTTTTTTCATCAGGCTCAATATCTCTTATACAAATCAAAACATTCTTACCTTCTTGAAGTCTTTGGTCAATCAACCATCTGTGTCCACTATGCCATGGTTGCCATCTACCTATAAACATTGAATATTGTTTACCTGAATTATTCTTTAATTTTGGGTCTCCTTCAACGTGAATTTTTTGCATATTCTAAAAGTTTTTTAACCGACTCTTCAACGGTTTCATTTGTTGTATCAAGGTCAAAGTAGTTTTCAACAGGTTGTTGATATTCACTTACAAAGTAATTTTCCCTACCTCTAATCTCAGTTGTGTGAACAAACACCTCGATAAGATTATTACCAATCTTTTCTTTGAACTTATCTCTTTGGTCTTTGTATGGAGAAACTAAAGAAACAACAACATCTTGACCTTTTTTGTGAAGATACTGAGCAATTTGTTGTGCTAGTTCAACGTTTTTTCTTCTGCCTGTTTCAGAATAATCTTTATTCTCGAACAGGTCCCTCAGGTCATCACCATCAATATGAAACACCCCAGGTTTATCCCAAAGAATTCTTTTACAAATAGTTGTCTTACCTGAACCAGGTTGTCCTGTTAACCAAATAATCATTTTTCTAAGTTTTTAATTTTTCTACCCAAATAAAAAGCCGCCTTTTTCAAATCTTCAAGTTCTTTTGTTTCATCTTTCTTGCCCGCCCTTGCAACATACTTTACTACATTGAAAAGATATGCGTCATAATCTAATCCCCAAGCCTCACAAACCTTGATTACTTCATATGGATTATCTACCCCACCATAGTGAGATGGTCCATTTACCATTTCTTTTACTTCCTCTATTTGCATATTTTATTATTTTATATCGAGAGTTTTATTTTTTCCAAGAGTTTTTATCATATCCAAACAAATCAAAATACCTTGACATTCTATAGTATACTATATCAGCAGTTTCTTGAGTATAAAATTTTTTCCAAAGGGTTTCGTCTTCATTTGAGACATTAACTTTTCGAGTTATCATTCTTTTTAATTCCCCACTCTTGAAGTATTCACTTTCTACAATAAAAGGGATTTTACTATAATCTTCATATAAATTTTCTAATCGAACTGGATAATCTGGAACTCTTTCAAGAAAGTCCACACATCCTTTTGTAAAAAAGTTGTTATAAACTATAACCTCGTAAATAAATTCTTTGAATTTTTCTTTATTAGTATCATTGAAAATATAATCCTCAGATTTTCTAGTAAATGTAAATTCCGAAAAAAATCTTGAGTAGGGGTTTCTAACTGCCGCTAATATTTTATAATCTTGATGACCAGAAAATAAGTTACAAAAATGTATTTGTATAACTTGATTTTCTGTTAAGACTATATTATCACCATCTATCTTATAAAATTTGAAATCAAAATTTCTCATGATTCTTGCCATGTGGGTTGACCCACATTTACTCCAAAGCCATAAAATAATTTTGTGTTTGTGAGATATATTCACAAAATAATGCATTTCCTCGAATTTTTCACGTTCTTTGGAGGACATTGTGTTTCGGGAATTATCTCGAATCAGTTTATCAAATTCCATTTTTCCACTTTTTTTCCATATATTCAATGTATTGATGAGTTTTGTTACCATTATATAACATCCACACAAAATAGTAATCTATACACCAATCGATTTTACGTAAAAACTTTTTCAAAATTACTTTGATTTTTTCTCAGGTTTAGAACCTTTCTTATAAGGTTTCTTCTCAACTTGTTCTACAGGTTGTTCTGTCTTTACTTCAACAGTCTTGACCCCTTTCCATTTTTTCCATTCTGTCTTGGAAACATACTGCCAGCTAAGGCCGACCATGTTCATAGCGATTTTGTCATCAACTCTTTTGATGTCGCCTACTTCTACGTCTTTAGACGCTCTAATTGCTTTAATACACTTCATTGGTTTTTTCCTCCATGTTTTGGTTTATAATTAA